ACCAAGACCACCACCAAGACCCCCGCCGAACTCCTCGCCGCCGTGTGCGCGGCCCTCGGAGTGAACAACCAATGAGCGACTTCAGCATCTACATGGAGAAACAGGAGATCACGCTCCGCTGGAAGGCAGAGGTCGAGAACGCTGCCGCAAGGTGCGAACTCGCCCAGCGCGATGAACGCGCCGCCATGATCATCTCGCAGCATGATCCGGTCGAATCGCTTGGGCTTGACCGGGAGCGGCTGCGGCTCGTGCTGCGCTTCCTCGCGCATGGGGACAAGGCGCGACTGGAGCGCGAACACCACGAACTGAAGGTGATGGAGGCCAACTAGAGCGCGAACACCACGGACTGAAGGTGACGGAGGCCACCGCATGAAACTGACCTGCTCAATCTGCCGCCAGGACTACGCGCACGGTGCCGGAGCCATGGCGCATCATTGTCCGAATGTCCAAATGAGTGAACATACCCAACCCAAGACCCCCGCCCAATCCCCGACGCTGCCGGACGAGGTGGAGCAAGCCTTCGAGGACGCGAACGAGGCGTGGGACAGGGCCCGCCTCCGCATCGGTCGTAACGAGAATCCGTCGCTGACGATCCGCGCCCACATCACCGCCCAAGCCGCCGAGATCGAGCGGCTGCGGGGGGAGGTGGCCGAGGCCCCCCGCCGAGGCCAGATCGTGGCGCTGGAGTGGGTGCTGAGGATGGACGAGAAGGCGCGCGGCGGACTCGGCAACAAGGGGTCATGGCGCAAGATGGCCGCAGCCGAACTCTCCCGCCTGCGCTCGGAACCCGCGCCCCCCGTCTACGGCGAAGACCTCGAGGATTGAACAGTCGCACTTGCGACAATAGCGCGCTCGCATCGGGGCGGGATTCCGCGCTAGACTCGGGGCATGGCCCTCCAAGTCTACAACCCAAGTCACCCGGACAAGGACGCCGAGGGGTGGGTACTTCTCACCGCCGACGCTGCGATCCCGACTGGTATCGGCCCTCGCATCGTCAAGTTCCGCGACCCTGCAGTCGCCATTACAGGGGTGACACCGAACGGGGTCGCCGAGTCGGGCGTGATCTCCCTGCCTGGTTCCCCGCACGGAGCCGCGCTGGCTCACCAAGCCCTCGTGGGCGTCGTCGCCGCTGACGGCACGATCACCGCGCTCACCGGCGAAATGGCCTGGTATCCGTGGTCGGACGAAGAGACGCCGACCGCCGACGCGCCGGTCCCGGCGACCAGCAGCACGTCCGGCCTTCAGTGGGGGACGATCATCGGCGGTGTCAGCACGTTCGCGTCCTTCGTGGGTGGCATCCCCCAGTCGTTTTTCTTCTCCATGAGCGGGATCGCGGGTACGGCAACCGAACTCGAGCTCCGGGTCGAGGTTCACCTGTTCTAGACGTTAAGGATTGACCAATGGTTGAAAAACTCATCTCTGACCTCACCGCGCTCGGCGCGACCCCGGCTGCGGGCGACTTCGTTGAGATCGAGACGGTCGCGGGGGCCTCTAAGAAGGTCACCTACGCCGAACTCGTCACGACCGAGAACCTCGACGCCCTCGACGCGCTTACCGCCGTCGCCGTGGGCGACAAGGTGATCGTGCGCGATGTGAGCGACACAACGGACGGCGTGACCGGTACCGATAAGGAGGTGACTGTGAGTAACCTCAAGGGTGCCTACCGAGTCTACAAGACCTCCGATGAGTCGCGCGCCTCTGACACAACCTTGGCAGCCGATTCCCAGTTGACGGTCGCGTTAGCCACTACGACTACCTATTCTGTTCGGGGGGTGGTTATGACCCAGTTGGCCGACGCCACCCCTGACCTCAAGTATGGGTTGATTTACTCCGGCACTACCACCGGCAGTGTTACGACCTTCGTGTCGAAGAACCCCTGCAACAACACGACGCAGACCACGAAGATGCAGAATTCGTTCCTCACCTCGGACACGCTGCTTTCGAGTGTGGCTGGCGATGGGCGCCTGTTTTTTGAGGTGACCTTCACTACCTCGTCTACGGGGAACTTTTATCTCGCTTGGGCGCAGCAAACTTCGGATGTCAACACCACAACCATCCTCAAGGGTTCGTGGATCGAATACTCAGTAGTCCAATAGAGTGTGGGCTACAAGGTCCGCATCGGCTCTTCCGGGGCAGTCCGCAGCACGAGCAGCGGGGCGGTCGCCTCGGCCACGCGGCCCCAGGAGGCGGTTAAATCGAGCCTCGTCGGTACGAACATCCTTGCGATAGACTACTTCGGGCCTGTGATTCCATTCGTTGACCTGATGAGGGGCGCGTCGGTTTGGGTGAACACACAGACCTTCGATGATGCCGAAACAATCACGGCGGACGCGAACGGTTATGTGACGGCCCTCGGCGGGGGTCAGCGGGTCGTCTCCTACATCTGCTCGGCCAACGCCAACGATATCGCAGATGGGACGATCTTCGTCTACTACACAGGCGACGGGGCATCTTATGGGAGTGGTAACGACTGGTGGTTCGACGCGCAGGGCGGCTCAATCGCGGTCACCTCCCACGATACCGATAACAAGATTCTGGAACTGGATGTCACTTTCGGGCAGGACAGCGGCCAGTACCTCCTCCTCTACATCAACGGCATCGGCGCGGGCGGCTATCTCTCACAGATCGCCATTGTCCCGTCCGGTGTGCAGACGGAGTACCTGGCGGGTGAGACTTTCCACCCGACTTTCCTAGAGGGTAAGTACCCGTTCAAGTGCCTCCGCCTGATGAACTGGACGCAGATAAACAACTCAACGCAGAACACCTGGGCGAGTCGGATGCCTGCCACTTATCGTTGCTACGGCGGCTCCTCGTGGGCAAACGCGACGGCCAACGCGCCTGCGCAAATGGTTCCCTACGAGGTGCAGATTGAACTGTGTAATAAAGTTCGTGCGGATGGTTGGTTCCATGTGCCGCACCTTGCGGGTACTGCCTGGTGGTCGGCGCTGGCGACGCTGATTCACACCAACTTGGACACGAACCTGCATTGTTACATCGAGCGGTCGAATGAGTTGTGGAACAACACCTTCGACCAGGTGGATGATGACCACGACGCAGGGCAGACCGCATATCCCGGCGAGCCGAATATCTACTATCGCGGGTACTACTACTCGGCCAATCAGGCGCGTCTTATGTTCGACGACTTTGAGGCCGTCTGGACGGGGGCGGACGCTGCGCGCCTTCACCGCGTGTTCGCGTGGCAGACCAATACATCCACCGTGTCGAACAATATTGTGGAGTGGGAGAGCCTGGAGGACCAGTTAGACCATTGGTCAATCGCCCCCTACGCCGCAGGGCAGTCAGGCGGATCGGCCAGTAAACTCGGGACGAATCCGCAGGCGCAGACCACGCCCGTCTCGCCGCACACGGTCATTACCCAGAGTATGACCACGGACGATGTGTTTGTGGCACTCGAACTCGACCTGACCACGAATGTCGTCGGCAACGCGACCACGATTGCGGCCATGGCCGTGAAGGGGATTACCTGTATCTGTTATGAGGCCGGGCAGCATCTCGTCGGTGTTAGTGGGGTGGAGAACGACACCGTGATTACGGCCCTGTTCACGGCAGTCAATCGGGACGAGCGTATGGAGCAGTGGGAGTATGACTACCTGACTGCCCTCAAGGACGATGAGGGCTATATCCTCGTCATGCTTTTCATCGACTACTACCGACCGAGCAAGTACGGCAACTGGGGACTCAAGGAGTACCAGGGCCAGGACGCCGCAGATGCGCCCAAGTGGCGCGGCTGCCGCCGATTCATCCAGGACAACGCCGAGTAATGTCACACAGCCGAATCACCTCAGACGGGAGCAAGCGGACCGACTCCGGCGGCTTCTTCCGCGTCACCTCACTCGTGCACCTAGGGATCGACGCACACACACCCTAATGGCACACACTCGCATCACATCGGATGGCAGCACCCGTATCACGTCGAGCGGTGCCACGCGCATCGTTTCGGGCGGCACTCCGCATACCAGCGGGTCTTGGCGGCGTCGGCGGGCGGCCGCGGTGTCACTAAGTAGCTGGCGGCGCTGGGCGGTCCGACGGTGATAACCTAGGATGCTGCGATGAGCCAATCCCTCCGGGTCCGCAACCAGTCCACGCAGCTCTACACGCGCGCGCTCTCGGCGGCGTGGCGGAACGGCATCCAGCTGCACGATCCGAGCCTCTGGCTCTTCCGCGACCCCGAGGCCGAAGAGAAGATGCTTCGCGACGCCGATATCCGGCACGCGGTCGGCTATCGGCGGCACCTGATCGCAGGTAAGGACTGGACGCTCAACCCGCGCGACGACACCAGCCCCCGCGCGTCCATCGCTTGCCACGTCGGCACCGCGCTCCTCAAGGAGATCGAGGGCTTCACCCAAGCCCGGATGAACCTCGCGCGGGCGTTCTTCTCCGGCTCCCGGTTCGCACGCATCCACGGCAAGACGCAAACCCTAGACCTCGGTGACGGCAAGAAGCGCACCTGGTGGTTTCCCGTCCGGCTCGAGGACTGCGACAAGCGTATGTATCGGATCGTGCCTCACAACGAGGACGGCGATCTCACCGCCCATTGGGAGCGGTGGAACGTCGGCAAGGCGGAGTACGAAGTCGAGACCAAATGGGACGCTGCGCACACGATCAAGCACGTCTACCAGGACGATGAAGCCAGCCTCGGTCACGGCTCCGCGCTGCGCGAAGCCCTCGGCTGGTGGTGGTACGCCAAGGAGCACGTCTTCCAAGAGTCGCTGTCGGCGGTCGAAAAGTACGCGCAAGGCGTTCTCACTGCGAAGGTGGACGGCGCGCGCGATGCCGCGACGGGTCTGCCGAATAGCGAAGTCATTTCTGCATGGGTATCCGTGCTGGAAGACCTGCGCGCGCGGCACGTCCTGGTGTTTGACAAGAGCGACGAAGTCGAGATCCTTCCGGGCGGCGGTGACGGGTGGCAAATGCTTGAGCAGATCCGCGCCGAACTCCGCGCGACGATCTACACGCTCGTCATCGGCGCGAACCTCACCACGTCGGCCACCGAAGGGGGAAGTTACGCGCTGGCTGAGATCCAGGAGAACAGCACCGAGGCGCTGATCCAGTTCGACCGCGAGACGCTCCAGGAGACCCTCACAAAGAGCCTGCTCGGTTGCGTGTGGTATCGGAACTATGCGAACCTCGTCGAGCTAGGCATCGAAAAGGAAATGCCGTTCTTCAGCGTCGCGCAAGAGAAGCGCCAAGACCCGACCGAGCGCGCGGCGGTCGCAGCTTCGCTCTCCAATATGGGCGTCGATCTCTCGCTCGCCGAGTTGCTGGAGCAGACGGGCTTTTCGATCCCTGAGGACGGGGAACCGATCATCAAGGGGGGCTCGGCGATGCCCGCCGCGCCCATGCCCGGGCTGCCTTTCAAGAAATAGGCTATGGCCCAGTTCGACATCACCGCGATTCTGGAGGACACGAATACGCGCCTTGCCGGTGAGTACGTCGAAGCCTTCCGGGAGTACCTAGTCGCCGTCGTGCTCAAGAACGCGCCGCAGACGCGCGCCGCGCGCCTGCGCCTCGAGGAAGTCGTGCGTGAGTCGATGGGCCGCGCCGAAGTGCTGGGCGCACTCTCGACGCTGCGTAAGGCTGCCGGTGTCCTGGCGTCCGACGCGGCATTTACCGCCGACAGAAGCCGTCTGATCTCCTTCGCCGACACCGCAGCGACGAAGATCCTGTCTCGAGTGACTTTTATCGAGGCGCTGGAAGACTTGCAGGACCGCGTCCCGGTCACGCTCCGAAACTCCGTCGAGCGGGTGTCCAGCCGGATCGCCGAACTCTATTCTGAGGATCGCGGGATCATCGCCTTTGCGAAGTCTGCCGAGGCTGCCGTGACCCAGCGCGCGCACGAGCTCATCACGTCCGCCGTGCGCCGGGGCATCCCCGAGCAGCAGATTGGGAAGTCGATCGCGTTCAGCGTCAACAAGATCCGCGAAGAAACCGAAGCCTGGACCGAGGGCTACGCGCGGATGGCCTTCCGCACCAACCTCAACGACGCGGTGACGAAGGGCAGGATGCGCATGGCGCAAGATCCCGACGTCAAGATCGCCACCCCAGCCTTGCGCTTCACCGCCGTCGGGGACAGCGACACCCGCTCCAATCACCAGGCGGCGGACGGTGTCATTCTGTCCGTGGACAATCCGGCGTGGGTGTATCTGCGCTCGCCGCTCGGCTACGGCTGCCGGTGCGAACTGGACCTCATGTCTCGCCCCGAACTGCGCCGGATGGGGCGTCTCGACTCTGCCGGCAAGGTCATCGAGTCCAAGATTCCTTTCAACGCCAAGCCGGACGACGGCTTCCGGCCAGGGGGCGGCCCATGACGCGGCGGCGCTGGGAAGAAGTGCGCCAAGACTTCCGGGCGGTAGTCTTTCGGGACGGTGCCGATGTGGTCGCGCGCCGAATCCCCGCACACCGAGCTACGGTTTTCCGTCTCGTCAAAGGGGGGAGCCGTAAACCCATCGGGGTGCTCTTCGCTGCCATCGAGAGGGTAGTCGCAGAAGCGACGAAACCGGAGGGTAAGGTACCGGGGTAATGGATTCGCCTGCGGCCACGCACCGAGCACCTGGATTCAAGGTCACCAAGACCGACGACAAGACGATCTTCCATCGGGTGCCGATCTTCGCCGAGTGCGCACGCGGTGATGCGGTATTCAACGCTGAGTGGATTGCGCAAGCCGTCGCGTCGGCGAAGCAACAGGAGCGCGACGGGTATTTCCCCCCGCTTCACACGCGCCACCACGAACCCGCGACCGATGTCACAGACGCGGTGCGCGCAGCGGGATACTTCCGCATCCTCGACGCGGGGCCGCTCACGATGCAAGGCCGACGCGTCACGGCGATCTACGCCGATCTGATCGTCACCGATCCGTTCTTGGCCGGTGAGATCGAGCGCGCGCGCTACCCGTACCGCTCGGTCGAAATCTTCAACACCGAAGGCCCGCCGAACATCGACAGTCTGGCGCTGCTCGACCACGAAGCGCCGTACCTCCGGCTCCCGATGTTGTCCGCAGGTGACGTTGAAGACCGCCGCACGGAACCCGGAGTAGTCGCAGATGCGACAAGTTTCTCACTTAACTACTCTCGCAACGCGAATGATTCCGTGCTAGGGTTCGCACGTCGCGGCAAGAAAGCCGTTCTCCTGTTCCGTTTCTCAGACGACGAAGCCATGACCAAAACCGACACCGAAAAGGCCAAAGAAGCGGCTGCGGAAGCTGCGCGTGTCCAACTCGCCGCCGAGAAGGAAGGCGAGAAGGACGACGAGAAGTCCGAAGACATGGAAGGCGAAGGTGGTCTCGATGTGGCCGCAGTCGTCAAGGCCATCGAGAGCGGTGAGATCAGCGTTGCCGACATGGATGCGATTCTCGCGGCGATCCAGGCGCAAGGCTCAGCCGCTGCGCCGGACGAAGACGACGCCGCGCCCGCGCCGACTCCCGGCGCAGAGATCATGAAGAGCAAAGCCGTCACCACGAACTTCGCCCGTCTCTCGGGTGAGAACGAAGCGCTCAAGGCGCGACTCGATGCGCGCGATGCGCAGGACAAGCGCAACGCCGATGTGAAGGTTGCGATGAAGCGTCTCGAAGGCCGTCCGCTCGGTGCCGACCTGGAGACGCGTCTGACGAACTTCCACCAGAAATGCGGCGGCAACGCCGAACTCTTCAAGGAGTACGTCGACACGATGGCGCGCACCATCGGCGATGCGCCCGATTCGGGCGACGCCGGAGCGCGGTTCTCGGGTCAACCGAAGACACCGAAAGCTGCCATGGCCTTCCAGAACCTCGGCGGTGAAGCCGTGGACAAGGCGGCGGCTTTCTGCCGCGAGTACGAGCAGATCAAAAAAGGATCTGGGATGCGCGCATCTTGCGAGACGTACGTCAAAGTCAACATGAAGAAGCTCGGCTACGAGCTCGAGGAAGTCGCCGCCTAGCGGCAGGAGAACATCATGGCCGACCGCACAGTCAACACCATCTACGAGACGAAGGGCAGCGACCGCCTTCGCGTCCCGATCGCCACCACCGTCGCGCTCCCGATCGGAACGCTCGTCCAAGAGGAAGGCGGATTCGCTAACCACTACGACGGCACCAATACCTTCCTGGGTATCGTCGTCGGCGGGGAGAACCTCGTCGACGGCATCCCGACCGGAGACACTGCGCTCACCCCTGACCCCGCCGTCTTCATCGACACCAGCGGTGTCACCGTCGTTGGCATCCCGGTCGCGGGCGCGTCGGCGGTCACCGTCATCGGTGAGTTCGTCTACTGCAACGACTCCGACCTCGCCAACGCCACCGTCACGCAGCCCACCACCGATTATCCGATCGGTTTCATCGTCGGCTGGCGCTCTGCCTCCGATGTTGACGTGAAGCTGTTCAGCATGGCTGAGCACCTGATCGGCACCACCGCCGCCGCCACTCTCGGCACGGACTGGGTCTAAAGGAGATCTGAACCATGAGAACCAACGCATCGCAAGTTCTTGCCAACGGTCTCCGAACCGAGTTCTGGGACACCTACGCGGGAGTCAAAAACCGCCTCGCGGATTCCCGCCTCGCGCAGGTCATGGACCTGAGCGTCGGGGCTACCAACCGCGAGCACGACTTCGCCTACTTCCAGTCGGCTCCCCACTTCGATCTCTGGCGGCGCGGCGATGAAATCGCGTCGAAAGGAATGGGCTCGGTCAGCTTCAACGTCCCCGTCTACGAATGGGGCCGTCGAGTGCCGTGGCTCAAGTGGGATCGTGACGACGATCAGACCGGTTCCCTCATGGACGTGGCGCGTCAAGCCGGACAGTCGGCAGCGCTGCTCCCCGAGCGGTTCTTCTTCGATCTGATCCAGAACGCCACCAGCCTCCTCCCCGCCGTTCCCACGGCTCCGGATGGTGCGGCGATGTTCGCCACCACCGCCGGGGGTGCTGCGCGTTTCGGCGCGACCAACGGCAACCTGCTGACGGGGTCCGGCGTAACCGCCGCGACCATCCTCACGGACTTCTACAACGCCATCGAGCAGTTCATGACCTTCCAGGACACCGAGGGGCAGCCGCTCCTGGGTGACTCGGTCATGGACCAACCGTTCGTCCTGATCCACCCGGTCGGGATCACGGAGGCGATGGAGACCGCGTTCCGCCAGAAGCAACAGCTCGGCGACGGGACTGCGGGCGGTGCCAAGTCTAACCTCGTGGCGGACACGGCCAAGCGTGTCACGCTCTGGCCGAGCCCGCGTCTCACCGACGCGAACGACTGGTATCTCTTCCTCGGCAGCCCTCCGAAGTCGCCGACGTTCTTCCTCGACCGCGAAGGCGTGCAAGAGGAAACCGCGCTCATGGAGGACAACAACTCCGACATGGTGCGTCGAACGGCTGAGGAGTCGATTCAATGGTGGAGCCGTTCCGGTGCCGGAATCGCCCTGCCCTACGGAGCGATCAAGACGACCAACTAGCCTCCCGCTAGGCTTGGCCTACGAGTCAAAGGCCGCTGGCTCCTTCGAGGCGGCGGCCTTTTTCTCTTTCACCATCAACCCATGAGGCCCGCGCGAGCGGCCATAACCTCCAGATGACCACGAAAAATCTCAGCAAGACCACCAAGGTTGCCGCCGCAAGGCTCGCGCCCGACTTCAACAACCTCCCCGGTGAGACGCACACCAGCGAGCACACGTTCTGGCTCGGTATCACCGCCGACTGCCCGCGTGGACAGATCGACGTTGCCGGTCTGCACTTCCCGAAGAGTGAAGAGAAGATCGTCATCAACGACGCGGGGAAGCAAGTCCGCGTCCCCGTCTTCGGTTCGATCAACGCGAAGGTCACGAAGTTCCACTTCGAAGAACTGGTCAAAGTCCTTCCACGCCTTGTCATCCGCCCGAGCAAGTCGATCCTCCAGGACGCCAGCGGGCAGAACACCGGCGACCCGGTGCAGCGCGTCAAGGGGCGGCTCATCAAGATCCCCGACGCGAAGATGATCGCGGGCTACGCCGAGCACGGGCGTAAACTCGAACCCTACATCCAGCAGCCGGGTGACCGTCCGGCGACTGAGTTCATGTACTTCATCCACGCGCCCAAAGGGGTGCGCGGCACGGAGTACCAACCGATCGCCGAGACGGGTCTTGAGTGGCCCGAAGAAATCAAAGCGATCGAAGACCTGTTGAGTTAAACCCATGCCGACCGAAGCCGAGATACAAACGCAATGGAAGAACGCAATTAACGTTCTTGAGAAGACGCGCGTCTACGCGGACGGCAGCCTTGCCAACGCGGGCGGATACATCGACGTGCTGGTGCAGAGCTTCGAGGGGGAACACATCCCGATATCCGGCGCGGCCTTCGTGTCGCGGATGAGGGCGCTGCTCTCGGGCGCGGTGGATGGTTCTCAAGCGCTCGCGATCATGGAACCTGTGCTCTATGAGTACGCGTCCATCCTGCGCGCAAGCGGGACGCTCGGCTTCGGTTCTGGTTTCCAGACTTCGCGCGACCTGTTCGCGGCGCTCTACCAATGGCTGCACGACAATACCGGGTCGGTGAAAACGCGCGCGATCACCTACACGGCGGTCTCGGCGAGCGGTTCCAACGTCGGCAACGCGGGGGTCAAACGCCTCACGGCGGACCGTTTCGGCTACAACCTGGAAGCCTGCACGGTCGAAAAGAAGATGCTCAAGTGCATCAGCGACCAGAACAGCGGCTCCCAGAAATGGGCCGAAGTGCTGGAGATCGCGGGGTCGGCGGCGAGCTTCGACGGCCTCCTGCGGGGGAGCAACGGGAGCGGCGATGCGGCGCGCGCCATCCTCCGGGCGAAACACGCAGGCTCCGGTGCAGGTGGATCGCTGCTCAACAACTCGAGCTTCTCGGACTTCACTTCGACCGCGACCAGCGAGAAGTTCAAGGGCTGGGTCGAGACGCTGACCGGTGCCGCCGCCATCGGCGACGTGACGCAAGACACGACGAACTACTACCGCTCGCACCCGAACGCGAGCACCAACGCATCGCTCAAGATTGCGATGGACAACGCGGGCGACTCGGTGACGGTCAAGCAAACGCTGAACGATATGCGGATCTCACGTCTCGATCCCAACACGCCTTACTTCCTGCGCGTCATGTGGAACCGCTCGATCGGCTCCGGGGCTGGTGGCACGGTGTCGCTCAAACTCGGCGGCAATACGACCGTCACGACGACGATTGCCGCGTTGAGCGGGTGGCAGGAACTCATCATCCCTTTCACCAAAACCTGTTGGCTTGAGGAGTTCGGTCAAGACGCCTTCGACATCGAAATCGCGTGGTCTGGCGGCACGTCGGGCTACGTCATCTTCGATGATGCGATCTTCTGCCCGTGGGACTTGGTGGACGGAACCTACTGGCTCGTTCACCAGAACGCCGCCACGCCCGCCGCGAACCTCGTCGAGGACGAATACTACGCCGTGGACTCCGGCGGTGCGCCTGGAACGGGCATCCTCCAATACTGGTGTTGGGTCGCGGGACTCGGCTATCTGCCGTCAGACGCCTCCCCCACCATCGCCGACCCCTCCTAGCCCGTGACCGCCACCACCGACCTCTGGGCCTCCGTCGTCGCCAACTACGAAAGCGAAGGGATTGTCAATCTCACCAACCCGCGAGACAACAACGCGACGACGGTAGCCACGACTTACGGCGAGAGCGCGGCGCAGGAAGTCATCGACCTCTTCCCGCTCTACGGTCAGGTGGACTACGATGAACTCGACTCGCAGCACGTCGCGGTCGGGCGAAGGGCCACGATCGCGGTGCTCTACTCGCGTGGCGGCACCGCGTCCACGATCGCGGAAGTCGAGTGGAAAGAAGTCTTTGGCGACGAAGGGATCATGTCGAAGCTCAAGCGCACCAGCGCCCGAGCGCGGCAAGGCCCGTCGTCGAACTCCGGGGTGAGTCAGCGGAGCGAGTTGACCAGCGACGGGCAGAAGGTTCGCGGGTGGTCGGATCCCGACGCGCTCCCCGGTGGCCGTCGTTATATGCCGCGCCGCGTGATCGCGGAGGATTAACGCCGTGACCAAGGCGACCTTCGACAAGGGCGCGAAGATGGAGCGGTGGGAGAAGAATCTCGACAACCCGCGCGGCGCGCTCAAACAGATCGGTGCGCTCGTCACCGCCGAATCGCAACGCTCGTTCCGCGAGCAACAGCACGGGCGCGACAAGTGGGAGCCGCGCTCCGACGTGAACGTGTTCGGCATCATCGCGGACTTCGCCAAAGGTGGCAAGCCGCCTGCGCGCCGCTTCGAGCGTCGCCCCGCGCTCCGCGACACCGGGCGGCTTTCCGCGTCGATCGCCTTCAAGGTGCAAGGCACCAAGGCCGTGGAGATCGGGACGAACCTCCCCTACGCCGGGGTGCATCAATACGGCGGCACGACGGAGAGCGAGACGATCACGGCGAGCGTCCAGAAAGCGCTCTGGAAGTGGCTCAAGCCGAAGGATAAAGGACTCAAGGCGCGCCTAGGATGGCTGCTCAACAAGAAGTATCGTGGGGAAACGCTCAAGGGCGAAGTCCCCGCGCGCCCGTTCGTCGGGATCACCGACGACACCCGAGAAGACATCCACGAAGTCATCGGTGTGGAAATCATGGAGGTGCACTAGTTGACCACGTTCAAGAGTTCGTCCCGCGTCATCCGCGCCCCCGGCACGGTCATCGTCTCGCCGTCGAGCCTGACGGCGGGCGCGGATGGCACCTACGGCGGCAGCATCATCGGCACGACTCGGGCGGTGGCGCTGGTCCCGTTGGGCCGCCCCTACGCCGTGGAGTGCGAAGGCTTGGGCGAGTACTCCGACGTGCTGGAAGGGAATCGGCGCTACGTCGTGAACTTCTTCCTGCGCGGCTGGGACAAGGCCGCCGTTGCGAACTTGCTTTCGGGCGGCTACGCCGAAGGCTCGGTGTCGAAAAACGCCGTGTGGACGGCACCCGGCACGAAGACGCCGGGCGAGAGTGCCATCGCGCGCTCCGCCGTCTGGCTCCTGGTGCCGGACGACACGAACGCACACCCGGTTCTCATCATCCGGCGCGGCATCCCCGACTTCGCGGACGGGGCCGAAATGGCCTTCCAGCGCGGCGAAGAACTGGGCATCAACGTCACCCTTGAGTGCCTGCGTAATGCCACCGGGCAGACCCTCGACCTCGGACACTTGGACGATCTGACGCTATGAACCTCTGGCCCTTCCGCCGCTCCGCCCCGCGCCCCGAAGTCGTGCTCGATGACGAAGCGCTCGACCGCGCCATTCGCGCGGGAGTGCAGTTCCCGCTCGACTGGTTCCTCCAGCAGCCCCCTGAGATCCAGGAGACCATCGCCGCTCGGCGCGATCTCTGGCTCGAGGATCTGGCCCTCACGCTAGGCTACACGACGCTCGACCCGGTGCGCATGGGACTCGCGCGCGCCGTGCAGGACGGCGACGAAGACGCCGAGGCCGCCCTGGTCGAACTCAACGCCCGGACCATCGCCGAGCAGATGGGCCGTCAGGCTGCCCGTAACGGCGCAGGGGAGGCTCAGCCACCCCCCGCTCTGACGATGGCTGGGATCGGCAAGCGCCGCTCAGACGCCGCCGCTAAGCGGGAGGCGGCGCGCAGGAAGGGCGCGCTCTTCGGGGCGGCGGAGGGGAAGGCCTCGTGAACGCGCGTCAGATGGCTCAGCAGATCCGGCACGTCATCTCGACGGCGGTATGGCCCGAGAGTCCTGGAGAACTCGTGTTCGGCGATCGACTGGCCTTCGTCATGGCGGGGCTGCCGGAGGAAGACGAACTCCCCGGTGCCTTTCCGTTCGTCTTGGTCAACATCGGCGGCGGCACCGCCGATCCAGATGAGCCGGATCTGATCGAGCAGACCTTCGACGTGCTCACCGTGGCCGACGTGCCGGGGGGCCGCATGGGCGAGCAAGCTCTGATCGGCGGTGCCAAGAGCGGCCTCGGGACTAGCGCCAACCGGGGCGTTCTGGAACTGAATGACCGGGTGCGCACCGTGCTCAAGGATCTGCGCGGCGTGGACGGTGCCTCCCTGCTGCTCTACGCCACAGCCGTAGGCTCCCCGGTGCGCCTCGGGCGTGGTCGGCATCTCGCCATCGGGGAATCGACGTTCACCGGCTGGTGCACCGCCGCGCCGTCCTACACGCCGCCTTCGCGGCTCGCCAAGTCAGGTTCGAACTGGACGTGGACGGGCGCGGCTTGCGCGGCCCGCTTCGATTTCATCCGCTACCGGCTCGGTTACGTTGCCGGGTCCGCGCCCGCGCAGACCCCCGCCGATCTAGACGTGGTGGTCTACACGGGAACTAGCCCGCTGACGACGGTCGCGCCCGTCTCGGGCAAGGCGTACTCCGTCTTCGCGGACTACGGTTCGCGCGGCGGCACCGCCGTTGAGGGGTCGAGCGATGGGCGAGAAGTGGGGGCTTTCCTGACAACGTGAGCATCAACCGCGACAGCATGGTTATCACGCCGAGGATCAATCCTCGTGAGAGTGGGCCGCGCCGTCGCGCCAAGGAAGCCCGCAAAACAGAACGTGCGCAGGGTGAGCACAAGTCTCTCCTGCGCTACCTGCGCGAAGCCCGAAAAATGCAAACTCTCCGGGCGGCGCGGGCATCCTCCGCAGGGCGGCAAGCCGTCTCTGCGGGTAGCCGGGTGGCCACTAAAATGGGCGTGAAGGCAGGCTCTCGGGCGGCGGGTCAGATCGGCATTGCGCTGCTCTTCATGGACGCCATCGACGTTATCGGCTCCACCGTGCGCCGTGCCGAGCAAGGCGTCTCTGGACGGCTGCTCGAAGCGATGGACCAGGACGGCATCTACGGGAACCTGGATGAGATCGCTACCGGTGCCGCTCGAGGCCGCGCAAGCATCGAAGGCAACGAAGACCTGCTCAAGATCATCGGGAGGCAAGGCCGCGTCAACGCCCAGATTGGGCGGATTGGTGCCTACTTCCGCGAGCGCGAGACCGCGCGCGCCATCGGCTCAGACCTGATCGAACGCGAGCCGGGATTCGACCACCTGGAAAGCATCTCCGATAAGGTCATTGCGGGGTACAAAAGCACCGTGAAGGGCGCGGCGGATCGGGGCATCAACGCCCTCCGCTCCTTCTACGGCAAGGGGGCGATCCAGCGGTGAGCCAAGAAGCCAAGATCAAGGTCGAACTTGATACCGAACCGGCGCGTGCTGAACTGCGCAAGCTCGTCAAGGAGGGGGAAGCTGCGGCTGAGCGCATACGCGATTCTCTGGGCGGGGGTGGGCTGGGTGATGCCGCAATAAAAGGGGGCGTCGCGGGTACGGCCTTCGGCCTGGCGCAGAAGGCGGCGTCCCGTATCGGAGGCTTCATACCGGACGCCATCAGTGAAGGCACCGTAGGCGTCCGCTCCTACTTCGACTCAGCCTTCGGCGGACCGGAAGCGCGCGCGGCGCGCGGCGCGCGGGAGCAGACCAAGGACTCCTTCGCGGAGATCGTCGGGCGCATGAAGAATCCGTCGATCACGCCGGAGATCCGCAACTACTACAACAACGTCAAGGATCTCCGGGAAATCACCGAGCGCGGCGGCTCGGCCATCGACCAGGCACTCGGTGGCGACTACCTCAAGGACGCCATGGAAACCGTGCTCGGTGCCGTTTCGTCCGGCTTTGATCGGATCGTGGAAGCGCTACCCATCGGAGGGAAATGAGCGGTTCCACTCGCATACCGGTAAGCCTGGACGTGGGTAAAGCGACGGCCAAACTCGCGCAACTCCACCAGGAGAAAAAGAAGGCTAAGAAAAAGGTCTCGTTTTCTGCACGGCGTTCGTCTCAGATGGCTCTTCGCGCCTTCTCTTTCGTCGGTGCCGGATCGATCGCCATGAGTTTCCAGAGCACCGAACCGTCGGGGAACGTCAGCATCTTCGGTGAGGCGTTGACACCGCTCTACGCTCTTGTGCAGCAGACAGCCGACCGCGCGCTCGGCCAGTCCGCAGCTGCGCACCGCTCCGCGCGCGAGCAGACCAAGGCCGCCTTCGCCCTCTACGTCGGGCGCACCGGCGATATGGCCGGGATGCGGGACTTCTACAACACCGTCGCCAAGATCCAATCCGACGTAGAAAGCGGGCGCAACATCCTGCGGCGCGACCCGCGATTCATCGGTCCCGGTTTCAAGGAAGTCACCGAGGCCAGCGTGGCCGGTCACGTCAAACTCTTCCTGGAGAACCTGCACGCGTCGAACGCGATGCGGATTCTCATGAGCGGCTTCGATTACGTCGTCGAGGGAATCAAAGCCGACTAGATGCCATGGCCGTCAACAACCCCTTCACGATCACCTACAACAGCACCGCGATTGGTGGGAGTTCCGACACCTACCAACTGCTCGGCCCCTACGTCATCGACAAGAGCTACCGTGGGCTGCGCGTCTCCTTTGACGTGCTGGTGGTGGCATCGAGCGCGGCCACGCTGCGCAGCCTGAGCGACACGCTGGAAACGAAGTTCCGCGAGCGCGACAAGAACCTTGAGATCAACGTCGGCTCGACGGTCTGGACCTGGACCCACGGGACGCACTACTTCAACTCCGCCGCGTCCATCGCCAAGAGCGGTGACAGCGAGACCGACCGGGGATTCTCGCGCGCCTACACGATCGTCATCGAGGCCGAACTGCCGAGCGACGAATCCGGATCTAACGGCCTCCTGGAGATCCGCACCAACGTCGGCTTCGAGCCGAGCCGTCAGAAAAGCGTCACCGTCGAAGGGATCTACACCGCGACCGCGAGCGCCGATTCGGAGGCCAACTACCTCACCAACGCGGACACCTACATCGACGCGCTGCTCACGGCCATCGACGGGGCGGCGACGTGGGAGCTTGTCACCGAGGACTACGACTTCGACCGCAACACCTCCAACACACGGTTCCAGCGCCAGTACGTCGAACTCCTGTTCGACCAGAGCCAAGGCGCGCTCAACGATACGAGCATCCGCGACCACCGGGTGATCTTCACCGACCTTTCTCAGCACCCGGCGGACTCGCGCGAGAGCATCCACCGCCTGCGGCGCGTGGTGGGGAGTTATGACTGCGCGCTCGACATCGGCCAGACCACCGACCTGCAAGCTGCGTTCAATGACCTTGTGCGCCCGCACATCCTCCAGACCTTCCAAGACGCGTTTAGCCCGGTGGTGTTCTGTCTGGAAGATCGGCGGATCTCCTACGACGAAACGACGAAGCGGATGTCTGTCTCCTTGCAGTTCCTCTACCAGAAAGACGGCGGGGAAGCCGTGGTCGAAATCACGCAGAGCGTGGCCTTCCGCGAACTGCGGAACATCGACTACACGCCGGTCCACAGCCGCGACTCCGAATCCTCTTTCTACGCGGATCCAGGCTGGTCCACCATCGAGCGGGTCTGGACGCGCACGGTGGTTGTGCTCGGCAACGAGCGCCCCCAGCGGCGCATCAGCGGGAGCCCGAGCTACGGGGATGCCGGAGACTTCGGGGAGATCGGCGGCCAGCGCCTCGAAGGCCGCCAGCAAATCAATCTCTCGGGCTGGAACGTTATTAGCAACGTCAGCCAAGTTCAGGAACAATGGATCGGTGACCCGACCGATGATGACCAGATGAAACTCACCGCGCTCACCGAGACCGTGGTCGAGCGTTGGAATGATCTGCCGGGACGCGGCACCGCGTCGGGTGGGCCGATCACGCCCGGAGCGGGGCCGCGCTAGTGGCTACCGGGCGCAAGCCGCGCATCGCCTACGCAGGCATCGAACTTGCCGCCTCGAGCGCGGTGGCGTGGCGCTTCACCACCGGCACCCGACCCTTCACGGCCACTTTCTCGGTCTACTACAAAGACTGGGATTCCCAACTGCGTCAGAAGATCGGCCACACCAGCAACCTCTCGATCACCGACGCGCGCGGAAAGACGCTCGACATTCAAAGGTTGACGCTGCTCCACGAGGTGCCGAGCGGCGCGCCCAATCTCCGTAGTTTCGTCCTGGCAGACTTGCGCTGGCGGTGGCAATACCCGCTGATCTCCCGCGACTACAACGTGCCGAAGAAGACCGGCGATCGCACCGCGCAAGTCAATACCCCGTTCCCCGGCTTCGTCACGACGGACGAATACGACTACAAAGGGTTCTCGCTCAAGGAAGGGAAGCGGGTCTGGACGGCGCGCGCGGCGCTCGAAGACGTGCTCGGCCAACTCAAGCGGGAGGGGTTCAGTTTCGACTACTCCGTTGATAGTTTCCCGATTGATGAAGGGTCGGGCGCGCAGCGCGCCTTCACGATGCAGAACGTTGTGCTGCGCGACCAGGGCGACGTAGCCCTTTCGCGGATTCTCGCGTACATCCCTGGCGCGGAGATCTGGGTCGACGCTTCCGGCACCGTCCGCATCATCAACGGGGCGGACCTTTCAGCGGCAGAGTCCTACTTCCGCAGTCTCCCCGGTGCCACTTGGGACGGCGAGCGCGCCGTGATCGTGGACCGCAAGGCGATCCGCCCGCGCAAAGTCACCGTCCACTATCAGCGGGAAGTCGAAATCATCCTGGAATACTCGGATGCGTTCAGCGGCACCGTGGCGCGACCGGCGAAGAACCGGCCCTACATCGAGAACGTCATTCAGACCGTGGACGATTCCACGACGGTCACCGAGTTCGACCCGGTCACCGGCCAGACGGTCACCAAGGCCAATCTACCTCCCGGCACCTGGGTCGAGTTCCGCGCGTGGCTGGCGGCGATGGACGAAGACCGCCCGCCGAACTCTTTCCCGTGGAACTTCGACACAATCAAGACGTTCTGGGTAGTAGGTGAACTCGACGGCGCGCTCGGTGGTGGTGGTCTCGACCTGGACGAAAGCGCGAACATCTCGATGCGGATCCAGGCGATCAAGCAGCACTTCCGCCAGAGCTTCCGCATCAACAGGCTGCTCATGGACAGAACGAGGGATATCCAGAACGTCTCGGCCATGCTGCTCGACCCGTACACCGGGACGCGGGGGCCGTCGCGCGTCTGGGGCCAAGCGACGATCATCCCGACCAAGAAGGGGGAAATGATGACGCTCCGAAAGGATCCCAATAACGCCTTCCTCTATCGCAACGTGGACTATTTCGCGCCGACGCAGAACGAGTTTCTGGGGCGCACGGTGCAAGCCCCGCACGGCCCGACGAAGGTCAACATCCTGGACCGCGATCTGGGAATCTTCCGGCTTGACTGGATTCTTTCACCCTACGGCACCGATGAGAGTTTCGTTCCGTGCATGCTCCAAGATGAGCAAGGGCGTTCCAACGTGCCGCGCCGCGATCTCTCACGGCAAGATGATGACCCGATGGGTGTGGGGTTTAAGGTCGAGAGCGGGAGCAACTCCATCTTCTTGGCTGGATCGCTCAGTTACCGGGTGCTGCTGACCTTCATCCCCGGCGCGCCGAACAACAAACGCGCCTTCCATCCGATCGAACTCACCGCTTCCGACGTGGAAGCCTTCGTCGAGGGCGACTGGCGGATCGGCTCCGGGTTCGGCCCCGATCTGGAAGTCTTCATCCCGCCCTCTGAGGCAACCGCGCGCTTCGCGTGGCAGTCCGACATCGCCGCTGGCACGTCGGTCGGCAACCTCTTCGGTCTCAACGAGGAAGACCCGCTCGAAGGCGGGATCAACGGCACCGAGATTCCCGGCTATGTGCTCACCAACGGAGAGCGGGAACTGGCATCCCACTCGCGCGCGGTGGCGTCAGAAGTCTACGCGAGCTTCGCGGACAGCCTTCAGGGGCGCGTGGCGACGATCGTGCCGGAGGAAGGTGTGAAGATTGCCGGCAACATGAGCGGCGTCACCGTGCAGGCTGCCGCTGCCCCTTCGGGTAAAGTGTCCGCGATGCACGATTTCCCCGGCGTCCAGAAACCCATCTCGCGCCTTGCGCTGATGAGTGAGAGCGCGCGGCAAGTCGTGCTCGGCATCGTGCGATTCTCCGGAGGGGATTCGTAGGGTGCCTAGCGGCTTCACCGACTGGGCGGACCTCGGCGTCTTCCCCGCGCAGGACGTGGAGGAAGGTGTCCCGATCGGGATGCGGATGGCGCTGGTCGCTGGCCGGGTGCTCACGCGGCCCGACCCGAGCAAGGGCGGTGCCGCGTCGGTCACCGAGTACGCGCGCGAGCACGGGCTAGGCACCCTCGGCGACGTGCATCCGTGGTTCTTCTGGCAGACCAAGGAGCGCGAGAAGCGAGCGATGGGCTCCTGGGCGCAGATGTGGGGCGCGATCGTCACCGACTCCGCGAGTTCCTACTACGGCGGGTCGGCGGGAGTGCAGCCGCTCACGCGTGACGAAGGCGATCACCAGACGAACGATCCGCGCTACCGCGTGGTGCAGCCTGCGTGGTCGCGCGCGCTGCCGTGGCAGCCCGAGGGGATGCTCGCGATCGTGGCACCTTCCACGAGCGAGACGGAACCCGGCTCCACCATGCTTTCCGCCGACCGTCGCCTCGTCGCGGCGAACGTTGGAGGGCCGGGGCAGTGCGGCACAACCGTCGTGGACTTGCAGCCGGAAGGCGAACTCTGCATGGACGGCAGTATCAACCCCGGCCAGTACGGGCGTCACGCTCGCCTCCAGGCCATCTTCCGCGTGATCGCGCTCCCCGGCATGGGAATCGGTGGAAGGTCGAACCTCAACAGCATCGCGCTCAACTACGGCTATTCCCAGCAGGACGGCATCGTCGGCCTCGGGATGATCTACGGCCCCGCGCTGGGCGGCGGCGGCGGGGGGAGCGGTGGGCCGATCACCGAGGGCGGCAACAGCCGCACGGGGCCGATCACGGAGGGGGGCAACAGCAACCCCCACCTCTCGACAGGCGACACCAACCCATACCGCTCGGGCAACCTCGGCGGGTACTCCGCTCCCTCAGGGCCGGGAAGCCCCGGCGAGCCTGCCGGACGCGGGGGCGGCGGCTTCGCTGGCCCGGGTGGTGGAGCGTTCGGTGACAGCGGCGGGGAAGGGCCGAACGCGAGCGATGCCACCGCCGTTGAAGGGTTCGGGAAGTTCGCTTCTGCGGCTCGCGGCGGTCACGCGATCGGCTTCATGTCGGCGGCGGTGAGCGGCCCGATCATGTTCGGCTGCACGCGGCACGTCGTCGGCACCGATCGCGACGGGCATCTGATGACGCCCGCGCACATCACGACGAACACCCTGGTCTTCGACTCGCCCGACCGGGATGGCCCGTTCCTCTTCGAAGGTGAGTTCCCGCGTGCGTCGGTGGCGCAAGTGCCGAACCTCGTGCATCTGTCGTGGGATAAGAACACCGACCACTCCTTCATCGGCGGCACCCGCCCCGGAAAATGGCGCTGGTGGACGACAGTGCCCTACGTCGAGTCCGATTCCAAGCCTACCGGCCCCGGCACGGGAACGACTCCTAGCTCACCGAGTACGCCGAGCACGCCCGGTGCGCCGGGGCGTCCCAGCACTCCCGGTTCTCCAGGGCGTCCCAGCACACCGGGGGCTCCCGGTGCACCTGGATCGCCGACTCAACCACCAGGGCCGGGGAGACCGTGGACGCCCGGTGGTGGCACTTGGCCGCTACCCCCCGGCGCACCAGGGACGTATGGCCCGGGGCCGCACTTCGGCTCGCCGCCCTCCACGCCCTCGGTGCCGGGGCTACCTTCGACACCCCCCACGCCGACGCGACCGCCGACGCAACCGAAGCCGCGCGGCAAGCCGAGAGGCCCGGTGACGGGGGAACCCGCGAAGCCTTCCGCACCGCTTGCGCCGTCCGAAATGCCCTGGCTGAACGACTACACCACGTCGCCGGGAAGCCAACTGAACTCCGGGAGGGGCAACAACTTCCGCTACTTCGATCTCGAAGACGCGGCGGACGAGATCCAGGATCTCGGCGGCCCTGCCGGAGTCATCACCAAGGTCGGCGGCTCGGCGCGCGGGCGCGACGTCGGGCTCTACGGGATCTTCCATCCGTTCAACAACAGCTTCGCGGCGCTCGCCTTCCGGCCTCAACTATGGATCAAGGGTGCGCCGAACTTCGAGCACAACCCGCTGCTCTCCGCCGACGTGCTGAGAAGGGAGGAACGCTCACGGCCCTCGACGATCACGGTTCGCGCATGGGGCGCACAGAGCAACAGCGGCGATTGGGACTACATCGAGCCCCCGGTGTCGTCACGCGCGCGCGGAGGCACCGTCAACGGCGGCCTGCTCTTCGCGCCGTCTGAGTTCGAAATGGAAGACTATCTCGGCATCAACAGCGATGCCGATACGGATAGCCCGCTTGCGACCACCTACGCCATGTTCGCGCCGGGGGTCGCGGTGGCTTTCGGCAAGCCGACCGTGAGCGGGGTGCCTTCGGATATGTCGAAGGTGATCCACCAGGACACCGCGTCCGGCGAGCTCCTCATCTCCGAGCTCAACGCGAGCGGAGTCGCCACCAACATCGCCAAGTTCTCCCAGGATACCGCCGACGACCCGGCGCTGCCCTACGCCGAGTTTGAGGGTACTCGCGGGGTCAAGATCCCGTCCGGCACCACTACGCAGCGCCCGTCAGCCCCAGTGAACGGCGATCTCCGCGTCAACACCACAAGCGACGAACTCGAATACTACTCAGGTGGCTCTTGGCGCACCTTGTCCGGCGCTATCTAACCACCGTAGACTGAATGCGCACATGGCTGAAGCCCCTACCGATACGAACTCCGACGACGTCACCGAACTCGTTGACGCCGACCGCGCGTCCCGAGACGACGCCCGAGCGCGCGCGAGCGCGTGTTCCGCTGAGATCCACGCCGCGCTCCAGCGGCACCGCTGCCGCATCCTGCCGCGAATCGACCCAGCGAACATCGAGTTCGTCGGCGCTGCCGGTGACAAGGTGATGATCGCGGCTACCTACTGGATTGCTCCTCTAGCCCCCTGAGCACAGATGCCCGAGTCGCAAACACTACAGATCGAGAAGTTCGAGAAGATCATCCAGGCCGTCACGGTGGCGCTGCTGCTTTTCTGCATCTTCTTCCTCACCAGGGCGCTCAACCAACTGGATGTCATCAGCATCCAGGTGGCCCACAACACCACCAGCGTCGCCGTCCTGACGGAGCGCGTGGAGGTCTTGAGGCAACAATCCCAGAAAAACCCTTGAAAAATACGGGCGGAAAAGTGAGTCTCACGCATCTAGTTATCTATGAAATCCGCTGCCACCGCCGCCGTCCTGCTGATGGCGGCCCTCACTTGCGCGATGACCTGGCGCATGGGGGAATATCTCACCAATCTCAGTCACCAAATGGAGAATGAAACGATCATGGCACAATCCCACGAAACTTCCTGGCAAGACGCTGAAGGACTGACCCACAAGGTCACGACTCCGCTCAACGCGGGCAAATCCGACGACGAATGGGCCGATCGACACGCCGCTTCCGTCGCCGCTCTCAAGAACATCTTCCCGCCCGCCGCATGACCATCTTCACCCTCATCTTCACCTTCCTGTTCGGCGGCTTCGACATGAGCCTCCGACAGCACCCCGACGCCTCGGATCACAGCGGAGGCGGCGCGCGAGCAGGGGACCAAGGCTTCGACTACACGCACAACTAGCGCATGAGGATCCTCCTATGCGTTCTGCTCTGCTCCTCCTGCTCGCTGTTCCGCTCGGAGGCTGCGCCTTCTTCGGATCCCTCGTCCACGGTGGCACCGTCGCTACCGGCGCAGCAGCAGGAGCGGCCATCGGGGGGGTCCCCGGTGCTGCCATCGGCAGCATCGTCGGCTTCTACGGGGGCGACTTGGCAGCAGAGCAAGTATCCGGCACCCGTTCCGTGCGAGTCGGCCCCAATGGGAAAGTCTCATCCCCGGCAGGCAGCGGCCTGACCGGGGCAATCACTCAAGCCTCAGGGATCAACAGCATGAATGGAATACTCTGGATCATCGCCATCCTCGCCTTCCTCCACTTCGGTGGATTGGCGTGGCTCCGCAAACAGATCTCCGATCGTGAGAAGTCCGCAGCGGACACGGACGGTGATCGCATCGCGCACAAGGCGCGCACCGCCGCGCTCGAGGCCGACAACGCCCGGATGCGGAAAGAACTGGACGAACTCTGGGATCGAGTGCCGCCGAAAGGCTAGACTCGACTGCGGGGACGGGCAGCGCAGCCCTGACCCAAGGGGAAAGTGAAACGAAGGTGAGCCGTTGACCGAGAGGTCAGCGGCTCTTTTCTGTATACGAAAAAGGCGAGACGGATTGCTCCGTCCCGCCTAGATTGGTCAAGCCTAGATCACTCTAGGCAGCCATCTTCAATCCGTTGTTATTGGCAGTCTTGTTTTTCAGGCTAACCACCCAACGATTACGCTCCCACGCACTCTACTCACTAGCGTAACACGCGTCTAGACTAGGCCGCATGGAGCCCGCCGAAGACTCTCCCGCGCTGGCGGAACGCTACCGCGCCGCACGCTACACGACGTTCGACAACGTGATGCCCGCCGAGTGGATCGGCGCGGCGGGGGAATGGCTCCACTCCCAGCGCGGCCTCTTCACGCGCGGCGGTGACGACGGGCGCGGGCATTTCAACTTCGAGTTGCCCGACGTCGACGATCTCTATGCGCCGATCGGCGCGCTCAAGGCCGCGATCGCTTCCCACATCAGCGATGCCGTCAAGCAGATCGGCACCGCCGACTTCGACCTCGGGGGTCTCGACTGCCACGCCGCGCTCTACCACCACGGCGGTCACTACGCATGGCACACCGACGCGCCGCTC